CATATTTTTTTATAAAAGTTTGTGGACTTGATAAGCTACAGATACGCCTTGACCTGCTCCGCCAGTATCTACATCAAGATAAATCTGATCTAAATATACATTCTCATAGTGTTCTGTCTGATATGGCACTAATTGAGGTGAGCCATTAGCAGTAGAGAATTGTAAATTTGAATCTCCAAGCATTATATCAACAGTATTACTTGGCAAGGCTTGAATCGTAACGCTTTTTGCGAAAATTCTACTTGTAGTTAATGCTTCCGCAGTATCTGGAGTTGCAATTGTTTTTGTAAAAAATTCTAAAGTGGTTTTCATAATTTTTAAAATTAATTATTTTTGAATTTCTTCATCATCATCATCACTATCTTTATCTAATTCTTTTTCTTTCTTTTTTTGATGAATCTCAACAACAGGTTTTCCGATTTCTTCTTTCTTTTTATCTTCTTTTTGAGCTTTTTTAATATCTTTTTCTTTTTCTTCATCTAATTTTTCTTTTTCTTTATTTTCCTGTTCTTTCACTTTTTTAATTTTATTCAAATCTTTAACTTCAAGATTTTCTGCATCAAGAATTTGGAATTTTTTATATAAACCTTTTAACCCTCTGGCTCGATCATATTCAGCTTCAAATACATCATTTTTTACAAATAAAACTTTTTCATGTCCGCTTAATAAACGGACTCGAATTGAATCTTCACCATTCCATTGTAAGAAAACTTTAGGTTTTTTAGTTTGCATTTTTGAAAAATTAAATGTTAACTCCTGCTCTCCAGTGAGAGCAGGAAGTCAAAATTTAAATTAATGTTACATTAATACCTGCCGCACAAGTATTAGCCGCATCCACAACAACAAATCCCCATTCAAGTGTCAAAGTTAGAGTGTAGCCATATCCTGCAACTCTTGTTACTTCAATATTAACCCCTTGACCAAAGCCATGTCGTACTGCTTCCTTATGGAAGACTATGAATTGACCAAGTGTATTATTGGCTGGTGTTATCCCTGCCATCTTGCCATCTGCTTCTGTTTTTGGCACTAAATCGCTCACAAGTAGCTCTACTCCGTAAGGTTTAGGCGCTCCACCATCTATTGTTGCCCTTGATGTATTAGCTAACAATTTCAAAGCATCATCTACAAGTATTGAATTATAAGTTTGTGGCTCTGATACAATCAATAATTCATCTCTCATCTGTACATAACGAGGATCAAGTTTGTTAATTACGGACATAATATCATCAGAATCGAAGCCAGAAACATCTAATGTATTAGAGTTATTTATTGCTGATTCACGAATACCATGATCAAGTAAAATTCTATGATCACTTGCACCGCCAGTAGTTGAGAATGTAGTTGCAGGCGCTTGATCATCTGAATTGACGTTACCAGAAGCTCCAGTCTCTGCATCTCCATTAATAATCATAGATTCCATTGTTCTTGTAGCCGCTTTTGATAATTTGCCAATAATATAATCTCTTATTCTCTTATCGGTAGCATGATCAATCATCTCATCAGTAATATTCATCTGAAGAATCATTGATGTTGGTGTAAGTGTTACCTTAGCATCTGATACTTGTTGAGCTGATACAGCTGGAACAGCTGAATCAGTCCACGCAGTTTTTCCCTTCAAAAAATAATTAGTAATATCATAAGGAACTGGATAGCTTTTAGGCAATCCATCTCCTTCATATCCACCTGCTAATCTTGGCATGATATTGCCATTTTTTGACGATAAATCCTTAATGGAATTGACCACCCCATAAGCATCATACCAATTAGCATTTTGTGTTATATTAACGTTCTCATTTGATTTTTTTTCTAAATCCAAAACGTCTTTTTGCATTTGTGGATCTTGATGTTTAGCTGACCGAATAAGGTCTTCAATTGATTTTATTTGCATATTTTTAAAATTAAATTATTAATTAACGGATTGAATTAATGCCGCTTTGAAGCCCTTACAATTTTCTTTATTTTCAATTTCCTTTTTTGGAGCAATTGAATTTTCTTGATAAATTAAAGGCTGTTGTGCTGGCATTGATTCAAGTTTTGCTTCAAGTGTTGCCACTTTCAGCGATAATTCCGCAATAGTTTTTGCAGAAATTAAAGATTGTGGAATTTCAAAAGATTTTCCTTCAATCTCAATTTTTATATTTTTGTTTTCGTCTTCTGAATCTTCAACTTTTTCAGTTTTAGGCTCTTCGGAATCAATTTTTTCTTCTTCTTTTTTGCCTTCGTCAGACTCGGAATTG